GACATCTCTTTGTGGGTCAAAGTCATGCAACAATGCAGTACGAAATCTGATGAATGATATGACAACAGGTTTGACTGCATTATCAATCGCCCATGTAGTCCAGTCATCTAGGTGTGTCTCTAGTTCAAACACAGTCTCACGATTACGAAGATGGGATAGCACTCTGTTAGCACCTGCCCTGTCCGACTGTCTATTACCAGTAGACACGACCATCCAACCTTTCTTCAACGTCTTGCCATGCAAGTTCCTTGCTTGACAGATGTTTGCTAGAACCTTCTGCAAATCTGCATTCGCTTGATTCCTGTCATCAAAACACAAGATACCTTCATCAGGTATGTCTGTTCTGTCCTCTGACGGAAACCAATCAGGTAGTTTGTAGTGTAACATATCGTCCCCATTCGGATAGAGAATACCAAAGTCCTCTACCAACATAGTCGGCATATGTTTCTCAATGTATCCAACGCCAAGTTCCTGTGCAACTTGTTGCACAATGGTAGTCTTACCACCTCCGGGGCTACCTTCGATAGCCACAGTTCTCTTTGTTGGAAACAACTTCTTCAATGTATCTTTCAATAGTGTTGCTCGCATCACTTACCTTCCTTTCTTCGTTTATATTTATGATGGTCAATGCCATAGGACACGACTTGATTGTCAGTCCTACTTCGTTTAGCAGTCATTTTATCTGAGTAATAGATGATACTGCCACCTTCATCTGTTACTGGTACTCCACCCTTATGTGTTTTAAGCATAAAGAGTTTCAATGTATGAGTCATAACAACTCCTTCCATATAGTTATAATGCTAAGACACGAGTTATACTCAGTCCATAACCTTTCGTCCCAAGTCTCACACCCTAGCATTAGGTTAATAGTAGCGAAGGCAACCAAGCAACCACAACCTGCCGATAGGATAAGTAGTAGTATCTCTGCGATTACCTTTCGTTTGTTACAAGAAATGTTTATCATATGACATACCATTCCCATTGAAAGTATTGTCCAAGTACGGATACGATAGCCGAACCAATAACGCACCATAGTATCCACCAAAATATATCGTTATTCATTACTACCTTCCTTGTCATAAAACTCATCTACATTGAAACTCTTAATAATGATATCTCGTATTAAATCTTGCAAGTCAAACGAGTACCCACTTTCATCAAGTGGTATTTCAATCTTGTCTCGGTTTTGTATAGGATCATACGCATTGAGTATGGTATCAGTGATTACCATAGCCAATCCATTCGCATCATCATAGTCTTCTAACTTTCTCTTTCTACTCATATTGTATCTCCTTTAGGTACAAAAAAAGAGAGTATGGTGTTACCCATACTCCCTTAGGATTAATATTATAGATAGTCTTTAGGATTGATTACTTTAATCGGACTATTCTTAGAAGAAGTAGATGTATCCCTCTTATCCAACATAGCCAAGTATGGCTTACCAAACCTTTGTAGAATGATAGGTACTTCTGCTTTGCTAGAATCAGGTACATAGATGTTTAACTTGTAGCCAGTCTTATCGGCTACTTGTTTCATAACCTTGTATAACTTGTCTACATTCTCCTTGTTAAAGAACCCATCAGGATTCTCTTTGATGTTGACTTTCTTAGTAGTCTCGTTGTAATATACTTCTACATTACCTTCATATTGCTTACCCATAATGTTATCTCCTTTTTTTAATGGTTAAGTTCATAGATATACAACCGACATTCAGAAAGAAAACTCTCTGCTCGCCGATTTTTGAAGTCTAGCAAATTCGATTTGGCTTGTAAAGTTTTGGCGAGTTTACAAATTTATTAACTCAAACATTTAAACAACTATCTTTAAACAAATGAGTTTATATATGTATAGTAAGGGTGTTAGATACAGGTTTTAGATATAAGAAACTCAAGTATAACAACGAGTTACAATATGTTATCTAGTTTATATAGGTAATTCAAAGTAATATTATACTGTTCGCAAAATCTTTATATCGTTGGATATATCTTGCAGACAAAGGGTATATGTAAAAAACATAGATAATCTAGATAAACTAGATAGTAATATGTATAGTATATGGCTAAACCTCAGGCATAGTAAGGCATTATGGATTACATAATGTAAACTTTTGGTATCTAAACCACAACATATTGTGTCAAGTTGTAACTAGATAGTATAGATAGTTGTAACCTTACATCTAACTAATACCTTTATACATCTTGTAAGCGTGCTATAACCTCCCGAGCTATGGGACTATATACAAATAAAAAGAAAAATAAAAAAGAAAACAAAAAGATAAAGATAAGATAGAGATAAGATAGAGATAAGATAAGATAGGGATAAGATAAAGACAAAAAGAAAAGGGGCCGAAGCCCCAGTCCTTTAATCAGTCCAGGTTCCTTCTGGATTGAATGCTGCATTGTAAGTTAGTGGTATGAATAAGATTATACCAAGAGCAGATAATAATGTTAGTCCATTTATATCTCCTAATTGTGTCGGCCATATGTGACCAAGAAGTAATGAGAATCCAACAACATTAGATAGAAATGAAAAGAAACAAAATTTTCTCATAGTTATTCTCCGAAAGTATGGGGAGCCGAAGCTCCCCGGGTTAATATTATCTGACACGATGTATTTGTATCTGACCTGCGTTGCAGACATTCTTGTCTATCAACTGTGACCAAGCCCAGTTCTCTGCTTGTTTAAGAGAAAAGAACCATCTGAAGTAGAAATAGTTATCTTCTACCCACGTTAACTTCACTGTGCGTAGTTTTTCCATATTACACTCCGTTAGTTGTGAGGGGAGCCGAAGCTCCCCTCTGGTTAGTATTAAGCGTACCACTCAAACGAGCTAGTCTTTCTCTTAGAGCTATACTTCGTATCAGGTTCCATAAGTCTAAGAGCTGGATGACCAAACTGGTCTGCATGTAGCACTGGTTCGAACTTGCCCTCATCAACCAATTTAAGGTCTGATGATTCGATTGTTCGCTTTTCGCTCGGAACATAGAACGAATAGTTAAACAATGGTTCCTTTTTAGCTTTAGAAAGCTCTAAAGCTTTAACTAATAATTCCTTAGCATTTTCGGAATTAAAAGCTCCGTCAGCATGCTTCTTAAGCTTTATGACTTTAGTACCTTTATGGATACCTCCACCAATGCCGACATTTCCTTTGTAGATTTTAGACATATAAATCTCCTTTTCTGTCTAAAGTTAACACGGCAAAGCAAACACTGTTTGCCGATGTTTTTAGGCTAGCAAAACAATACATCATTGTCAAGTATAGCAGAAAACAAGGCTTTTCAGAGTATCAAAACTAAAACATTAATATTGTATATAATAAGCAAGAGGGGGGGTAGTCGGACTGCGAAAAACATTCGCCCCCCTGGATAAGTAAACCTCTTATAACAAGAGCCAAAAAACAAAGGTGTAAAGTTTACCACTTGACATAGTTTTAATTTCCGTTATGCTTACCTTATGGATACGCTACCATTGAAACATACTAAGTGGTCCGACCGATTAGCTTTTGATGTTGCTCTTATGTTAGAGGGCAGCGGCGAGCCTTTGGATGAAGTTATTAAAAGACATCAGATAACAGCAGAAGACATTGTTGTATATAATAGAGATAAAGTCTTTTTGAAAAAGGTTGAGTATTTTCGTAACGACATTCGTGATAAGGGCATGACATTCAAAGTTAAGGCCCGGGCGCAAGCGGAAGAACTCCTGACAACTTCTTGGACTTTAATACATAGTCCTGACGTATCGGCTGCAGTAAAAGCAGACCTGATAAAGTCAACAGTTAAGTGGGGCGGACTTGAACCAAAGAACGATGCTTTAACAGAAGGAGGAACAGGTGGAGTTAAAATTACAATTAACCTCGGAGACCAAGAACACCGAGCAACTGTCATTGACGCTAAACCAGATGATGAACCAACTGCCATTGGAACTTCGTAATAGATTTGATACAATGTATCAAGGTATGAAAGCGTGTAAGACAGAAAGTTATAAAGACCATGATGCTTTAGCTACTCAGCTTCGCGTGCATGGCGTTAGTTATAAAACAAAAATTATAAGGAAACCAGTACCTGCTTTTTATATACTGGTATGTGAGAGTATATAATGCTGAAGGACAACAAGAGATTATGGACATAGATTATACACCATCTAAAACCTGTAAAGACTTTATGATGTCAGACGCAAAGATGCGTGTGTTGATGGGACCGGTTGGGTCAGGCAAATCTGTGGCGAGTTGTTTTGAGGTTGTCAGACGGGCGACCATGCAGAAACCAAACAAACAAGGTATCCGTAAATCGCGGGTTGCTATTGTTCGTGAGACTGCAAGACAGTTGCAGGACACGACCATAAAAACATTTCATGATTGGTTTCCGCCTGGAGTGTGTGGTGATTACATGCGTACAACTAAGACATATTTTTTTAGAGTCGGTGATGTAGAGTGTGAGATTATGTTTCGTGCTCTTGACGATTCTGACGATGTGGCAAACCTGAACTCACTTGAGTTGACCTTTGCTTGGTTTAATGAGTGTAGAGATATTAACCCTGACATTGTCGATGCGATGTCTAAACGTATAGGACGATTTCCGTCATCTAAAGATGGGGGCCCTTCATGGTTTGGCATGTGGGGAGATACAAACCCACCGACTATGGATACATGGTGGTACTATCAGATGGAAGGGCTAGACGATTCAGATGGAGTTAGCCCGAACAATAATGGGTGGGATGTGTTCAAGCAACCATCAGGCAGAAGTTCTTTGGCAGAAAACATTGATAACCTGCCCGAAGGTTACTACGGTACACAGGGTAGGGCAAAAGAATACATTCGTGTATATATAGATGGTGAGTATGGTCTGAGTTCTGCGGGACAACCTGTATATAAATATTTTAGACCAGACTATCATATGGGACACTCAACACTTAAACCTATTATAAATGGTGTGCGCCCTGTAGTGATTGGCATAGACTTAGGTCTGACACCTGCAGCTGTTATAGGACAACAAGACCCGCGTGGTCGTGTTCTTATATTAGACGAAGCTGTATCGTTTGATATGGGCATACAAAGATTTATCCGTACTATTTTGCGACCGCTGATAACTGAAAAGTTCTCGGGCGCACCAATTTTAGTTATTACTGACCCGGCAGGAGTGCAACGTGCACAGACTGACGAGAGGTCTGCCGTAGATATTATAAA